TGAGTTTATCCATCTGCTCACCTATGCACTTGTCTATTAGCTTTGCATAGTGGGCAGTCATTCGTGTATTGGTATGTCCCAACATCTTAGAAACGACTTCCAGAGATATGTTATTGGCTAAAGTAACGGTACTTGCAAATGTATGCCTACTTGTGTGGAAGCAGATTCGCTTATTAATTCCACAGAGTATAGCTATATCCTTTAGATATTTGTTGATGTCCGCAGGGTCTTGAATAGGGAGTAATTTCTCTCCACCCTTGTACTTATCCAATATCAGTTTGGCGATAGGGAGTAGGGGGATTCGTGATAGAACTCCTGTTTTAATCCTACGCTTCTTTATCCATATTCTGCCTGCACTGTCTTTCTCAAAGTGTTCTGGTGCCAAGGTCTTAATGTCAATGTAACTAAGCCCAGTGAAGCACCCAAAGAGAAACATATCTTTAGCTCGTTCCAATCGTGGCAAGGGAGTATCAAAGTTGATAATCTTCCTCAATTCTTCTTCATCCAAGAAGTCAATTTCCACAGGTTCACGTTCTACTTTATAAGCATTTACAGGATTGTAGGATATATAAGAGTTGGCGACAGCTAAATTTAGCAACTTCTTTAAGAACTTTAAATGCTTGGTGCAGGAGTTTTGTCCCATCTTCTTCTCTCCTAAAAGGAAAGCATGGAATCCTTGAATGAAGCCCAAGTTTATCTCTCTTAAATATAAGTCCTTACGCTCATATTTCTTCTGAATAAACTCTTTGAATAATCTGCCTGTATATTCAAACACCCAATAAGTGGCAGGGGCAACGGTTTTACCTACCATAGCTTTACGCTCTGTGTTATGTTCGTTCAGAACATCCAATAAAGTCTTCTCGTTTAGGGCTTCCACCTTGTCTGTGATAGCTTCTTTTAATAGTTCAGCAGTGATAAGGTAGCCCTTTTGAAGCAGCTCAATTTCTTTCTGATATATCTTATTCCGTAGTTGAATCAGATAACCGTTGATTAGCTGAGCTTCTTCACTCTTGCCTTTTACAGCTTGCTTCTCTTTGTTCCAATCGGCAGCAGGTACATGTTTACCTGTACTAAAGTAGATTCTCTTTCCGTTAGTGGTGATTGAAACCTCAATAGGTGATAGACCTTTCTTGTTTTGCTTACTTTCTCTTAATGAAAAGTAAACCATTGTACAATGTTTCTCCATTTTAAATTAAATGTTATATGGAGTGTATCGCATTGTATTATAGTTGATTATGCCAATTCTTGCAGCCGTTTTTTAAGAATGGCAAATTCGGCTGCAAATCGGCTGCAAAAGTAACCTGTTTATGGCTTGATTTGAGGGGTAATTGGCTACTCTTTACATGAGTTGTTTGGACTTAAATAAAGCAGGATTTATCTTGTTATCTCCTTACTGATTCACTATTCATTCACTCTGAATAGTGAGTGATGCAAGGTGTTTCAATCTGTTATCTAAGTCAAGTTACCACAAATAAAAAAAAAAACTCCTGCAACCACAAGGATTACAGGAGCTTATCTGTATTAAGTAACTTATATTACTTGTTCAAGGCAGTAGCCACGTCAACCGCACAAGCCACTGTACAACCTACCATCGGGTTGTTACCAATTCCCAGGAATCCCATCATTTCTACGTGAGCAGGAACTGATGAAGAACCAGCGAACTGAGCGTCAGAGTGCATACGGCCCATTGTGTCTGTCATACATAAACTCGTGACGGTTTAGGAATATACAATATATTGTAATTTGCTATTATATAATATGTTATGCTCTTATTTTTATTAACTAGATGTATATTGGTGACGGTAATTTATTTGTTCCGTCACTGTGACGTCACAAATAATAGAGTATGATAAATAAGAGTAATTATACATTGTCATTTACTGTTAGAGCAAGTAAAATGAATAAAGCAGGCAAAGCACCTATTGAGGTATTAATATCTGTGGGAGAAGAACGTACTGTATTTTCTACAGGTAAGTTAGTGACATTAGAAAGTTGGAATAAAGATAAGCAGTGCGTACGTGGTACAAATTCAGAAGCCACGGCTTTAAATGAATTTCTTAAAAATTTAAGAGTACGGATTTATGAAGAGGAAATAAAATTGGTAAAGCATGGTTTTGCTGTAACCGCTGTATTACTTCGTGATGCACTATTAAATAAGGTGGAATTAATAAAAGAAGAAACTATACTTAGTGTTTATAGAAAGCATAATGAGATACAGTATAAACAGATTGGTTGTGGAGTCTCTAAAGGGACATACGCTAATTCAAAACATGGATTGTCACTTTTAGAGAATTTTATTCAATTTAAGTATCATCGGGATGATATGTTTCTAAGAGAATTGAACCGTGATTTTATAGAGGAATTTCGTATATGGCTATTATCAGAACATGGGCTGTCTCATAATGGAGCGGTGAAGTATTTAGCATTATTAAAGAAAGTGGTAAATCGTGCAGTTGCTAATAATAAGATAGCATTTAGTCCTTTTGCAGCGTACAAATTAGAGAGACAAGAGGTGTCTCCCGATTTTCTGAATGAAGATGAATTGCGTAGAATTATAAACTTCAATTCTCCTTTACCAAGACTTGAAAGGACTAGAGACATGTTTTTATTCGCTTGCTATACAGGTTTGTCCTATGTTGATGTTAAGACTTTGCGAGCTGAACATTTGGAACGTGATAATGAAGGAAGAATATGGATTAAGAAGAAAAGGATTAAGACGGGTGTACTTGCTCGTATTCCATTATTGCCAAGTGCTAAGATGTTAATTGATAAGTATTCTGGTGGAGATACTTTAATACCTATATATTCAGCTAAAGATATAAATCTTTATTTGAAAGATATAGCTATTTTGTGTCATATTGATAAACGAATAACCTATCATACAGCCCGCCATACTTTTGCGAGTACTGTTACTTTGGCAAATAATATATCATTAATTGCGGTATCCAAGATGTTGGGACATTCTAATACACGAATGACTGAACACTATGCTAGATTGGTTGATAAGTGTATAGGCGAAGAAATGGATAAGCTAATGGATACATTTAATTGTGAAGAATAGAATCTTCTTTAAAATAAAATGTCGCTTTGCTTTTATGGTGAAGCGACATTTTTTATTTTTGTGACAAAGTTTGAAAATATGGAATATCAGATAATACCAATCAATACGATAAAACGAATCGAATCATGGCTGAATAGTGAAGTGGGATTCAGCCGTTCAATGTTTCATAATGAACTGGACTATATATCTGATGTATATCTTTTGGGTAATAAGTTCCCAATGGAAATACAGGATTTGTACTTGTCAATAAAGAAGGAAGAGCAGGAGATTCCCTATCCTAATTGCGGGACAGATGAGGACAAATATGAATTTAGCATGACTGTGGGAAAGAATTTAGTCCTTGAAAGTGGTAATTTTAAAGCCGAGTATATTGAAACATTGTGGAATACATACAATAAAAATGAGGACGAAGCCTATGAACAGCAAGACCAAGATGTATTTTACGCTATTCTTCTTATTGTAAGTATCTACTATAAATACACACAGACCAATGGCTATTTTGATTTTGAGGATTATATTGCTGATCCAACACAGATAAAGTATAGTTATTCTGTCAGACCGGATATGCTACGTCTTTACAAGATGTTTCATGAGAAGAAAAAGACCAAGAGTAATATTGTCACGATTGAATATAACAAACAGAAAATAGAACTTACGAATGATGATAGTTGGTTTCTCAATATGATAACTCCATATCTTGATAAATATTTAGGAGTTTCAACTTTGGAAGAAGCGGAAACGGAATTGGATAAAGATTATCCCAGTATAGGTAAAAGAGGCAGGAAACGTGAAAATGCAATACTTGATACGGTAACTCTTAGTATATATAACCTACTATGCCACTCATCATTTGCAGCCAAAGGTAAAGGATTAACAGATAACGAGGGGAATTTTATTCTTGAGTTACTGAAATATCTCAAACTGATTGATGAGGACAGTCCTAAAAATGACATATTGAATTTGCGGGCTACAATCAGGAACTTGCAAAAATATGAAGTTCGTCCAAATTGGTGGAAAATCCCCATGTGCAAAACGTCTCCCAATAATCCGGTTGAACATTTAAAATCATATTGGTAAAACATATAAAGATAAAAAATGATAGCCTTTATTAAATTGATGATTATTGTGTAAATATACATAATTTATTGATATATTGTGATTTATGATATTTGTGATTACATAAAGAATTAAGCATAAAAAAAGGGATTTCTTTATGTTTTTTTCTTCATTTCATACGCTTCTATTTCTCCGTAGTTTTGCAGCGTAATCAAAAACAAAGGTGCGCACCTCGTTTGAGATTCATTAATGTTTAATTTAAAAAAAAATGAAGATTATGAATTTGGAATTTGTAGAAAAGAAAGTAGTTAAGTCTTATGATAATGAAGGTGCAATGCAAACTGTAAAGGCAATGATGAAAAGAGGTGAGCAATTGAATGTTAAGTTTTACACTAACAAGGATAACTATCCATGCGCTTGGATTGAATCCAAAAAGATTCAAGGTTTCTGTTTGATATTGAATCAAGAAGGATTAAGTTGGTTACGTACTTATTTGGAAACAGGAGAAGCGGAAGATTTTGGTTTTAATCCTAATAGTGTTACGGCTTATGGTGAAGGAGAAGATAAGGATTTTCAACTATCAATTTTTAAGCAACTGATTTTAGCGGGAAAAGCATTACAATTTGTTCCTACGTTTCGTGAGTATGGAGCGAAAATTACTGCCAGTGCTTTTTTCAGAAAAGGAAAGATTTTCTTCCGGTTGGAAAGGACAGAAGAGTTATATGATTATTTATTGGAAAAAGAATTGATAGCATAATTGAATTATTAACGGGGGAAGGTGCAATTCCTTCCCTCATATTTATAAATCTATTAAAATTTAAGATTATGAAAAAGTTAAATGTAAAACCAGTAGAAGAATTGTCCCAGTTCATTAATGAAGCTAAAACTCCTGGAAATTTGTTGCAAGATGCACCCGATTTTGATGCAATCAAGCAGGAAGAGTACGAGAATGAAGGAATGGATGTGATAGACGTTAATGAGGAAGATGACAATAGAAATTAATCTTAATGAACTCGGTAGGGTGCAATACCTTACCGAAGTTCTTCCCGAAATTCCCACGAATACAATTCTTTATAAGAAGTTGACCGGACTTGGTGCTACCTATGGAGAAATCACCGCAAAACGTAACTCGATTATCATTGAGCCGAATGTTCCTGTTATTATCGGTAAATGTAATGACCCTAAACATAAAGATGATAATCTGTTCGGAGTATATGAAGGTGTATATACTGATGATATTGTAAAATATTTGGAGAAGAGCAAGAAGAAGTATTATAAGATACTTACTACTCCCGAAAGTTTTCAGAAAGTAAAGGACGCATTTGAAGAACTGGAAATGAGTGCGCATTGTTCTTGTTTTCTTCTGTTTGATGAATGTCATAAGCTAGTGAAGGATGCGGATTACCGGAGTGACATAACACTACCGATAGATGATTTCTTTAAGTTTGACAAAAAAGCACTGGTTTCTGCCACACCGATAGAATTGAATGACCCTCGATTTAAGGAGCAGAACTTTCAGACGATAGAAATACAACCGACTTTTGATTATAAAAAGGAGATTTGGCTTCATCATACGAATAATACGCTGCAAGCATTTAAAAATGTGCTATCCAAGCTAAACAATGAGGAAGCTGCACCACTTCCGATTTGTGTGTTTATCAATTCAACCGATATTATATATTCATTGATGAAGCAACTAGACCTGTTGGAAGAATCTGCTGTTTTTTGTGCTCCGAAAAGTGTTGATAAACTAAAAAAGAACAGATTTTGTAATGTTTACGAACAGTGGAACAAGGATAAAATGAAGCGGTACAACTTTTTCACAAGCCGCTTTTTCAATGCTGTGGATATGGAGTTGGAAGAGCAACCTCATGTTATAATGCTGACCGATGTCTATTTTGCGGAACATACTATGATAGATCCATATACGGACGCAATTCAGATAGTAGGACGATTCAGAAATGGAGTTTCGTCAATAACCTATATAAGTAATACCAAAAAAGGATTGCCCCAAAGAAGCAAAGAGGAGATAAAAGGTTATCTTATTTGCAGCAAAGAAATATACCGAACTATGAAGAACTTTTATGATTGTGCAACAGACAGGGCTTCCCGTGATGCTTATCGTGCTGCATTGGAAAGTCTTCCTTTCAATAGGATGCTTGATAGGAACGGGAACAAAAATTGGTTTGCAATAGACAATTACATGGATGAGGAATTGATGAAAAATTATTTCCATGATGAAGATTCTCTATATAAAGCATACGATAATTGTGATTCTTTTATTGCTTATCATGCGGGCTACTATTGTCCGTTAGGTGATAGCGAGCGGCTAAAGAGGGAAAATAAATCTCAATCCATAAAAGACAAGCGTAAGGAGATAGTCCGCCAGTTGGAGATGTTGGGAGATTGTGTTACTGAAATGGAGCTGGAATACAAGCGGGATTTGATTGCGGCTGATTCATTTATTGTTGAAGCTTATGATATGGTAGGTAAAGAAGTGATTGAACAACTCAAATATTCCAAAAAGAAAATCACGGAAGCCATGATACAGAAGCAATACAGTGAGAAGGCAACCGGAACAGAGGTAATCCGCTTAATAAAGAACTCATTTACTGTTGGTCAAAAATACACTCGTAAATATACCAAAGAAGAAATAAAGAGAATTTATGCTCTATTGAATATACATCCCCCTAAAGCCATAACAAGTAAGACTATAAGCGATTTTTTTATGGTCTCCGAATGTAAGGTCAAAGGTGAAAGATGTTATTTGTTGATTGAGGAAATATTATAATGCGAAGGACATTTTTTTAAGAAAAGTACTTTTATAGACCCTGTTCGAAAAATGTCCCTTACTTTGAAATAATAGACTAAAAGAATAACTTAGTAGCAAAAAGGAGATTCACTCATCACGGAGCGAATCTCCTTTTTTGTAAAGGTTGATTTTTACATGATAAGAGTAACCTTTGGTGGTATGGGACGAGGTTTTTCCACAATATTTACCTTCAAGACTTTAGCTAAATACTTCCAAGTACAAACAGTTCCTTCCGGTATTTTTCGTTTTTTTAGTGCTGCTGCTAAAAATGGTAATGCGCTATAATGGTCGATGATTTTTCCTACTATTTTTTTATTATATGGTGGTATTGTAATGTTTTGTGATGCGAAAAAATCAGCCATTGGTATATATACCTTTGTATAAACTTCGTCATCATCCTTTCCTTTGACAATATCTATTTTGAATAAATGTGTGTTTGTGAGTGTGTATCCGTTTTGTTCTTCTTTTATCAGTTCTTTGTCGATACACTGATTGAGATAAGAATCTAAGGTCGGTCGGGATATATTTAGTTTCTTGCAGATTTCACTTTTGTTGTATCCTGTGTAATTGGTGTTGTTTAGGCAGATACATTTTAATAAGATGAGGAAAGCTTTGAGTTTGTTAGGAATGTTTTCTTCCAATAAATCCAAGTCAATTCTAATCCAGTCAATTTGCGGTTTGTATAGATAATACGTACAGGTATTGAACACGCCTTTGTTACCAATGTTCTGTTGTGTATCTTTCCGTAGTAACCCTTTCTTTATTAGTTTCTCGATATGCTTGGATATATATTCGGTCTTGCTTATTCCTGTCAATTGGGATAGCGTTTCAAGCTTTACGTGTGAAATGTAAGTGTTGTAATCAGATTTCGCTAATAAACAAAAATAAGTATATGCTTCATTTGTTGTAAGCCCTATGGCTAGGCTTGCCGGTATTATTCTGTATCCCATAGTTGGCAAATGGTTGTCCGTTGATAAAATAAATAATCTTCTTTTTTAATAATCTGTTGAAATTGGAAGTTCCGAGACTTATTTTGGCTTCCTTTCTGTCTATATAAGTTTCATTGGTTAGTTGATTTACATACATGAAAAAAATAAGATTTAGAATGTGCTTTTGACTTCTGAAAGAAGGCAATGCTTATTAGTTATTTTCCAATAGTTAGTAGTATAGTCCACCCTGTTTTTTTACATGAGCGTGCCCCTGTTTTTTTACAAGTTGTTTTTTCGGAGTATAAGGATATTTTTCTGCAACTTTTGCCAGTCGCTCGTATAGTTCTGCATACTTCTTTTTTAAATAATCTCTGTCTATTTTGATTGTTACCTTGCGATTAACAATGTGTTCTGTTGTTTCATCTGTAAGGGTGGTACTTGTGTCAGGTGCTATTGGGATTCTTGTCTCAATCATGGGATTTTAAATAAAATGTTTTTCTAATGTGGTTAATCTGTATTCTTTGTTTCTGATAGCCTTGTGTTTGTAACCATACACCGATATGGACTTTATTATCTCTGATTCCGTGTTTCAAGGCTAATTCACGTAATTCTTGATAGGTATATACTTCTGACATGGTAGGTAATATGAAGAAATTTTCATAACCACAAGCGGTAGGGCAGACGTCAAATTGCCCTACTTTTTATGGTTATGCTACAAAAATGAAAAAGGTCGTCTAATACTAGTATATAGGCGACTGCAATAAAATCTATCAAACATGGCTTTATCTATGAAAGACTGCGAAGAAATGAATTTACCACATTGATAGTAATTGGGAAATGGAGATAATAAGCCCTCGATGCAATACGGTAATCTTTCCTTCATGGGATACACAAATTTACGAATAATTGGGGAAGCTAAAAAATGAATGATACTCATTTTTCAAACATTGGTTGTATGGTTATGCCACATTCTGTAATGGTCTAAAGTAGTTCCATTTGTGGAGAGTAGAAAGATATGCGTGCAATAAAGTATAGGTACTTATATATAATACCCCCTACCTATAAAAATAGGAGCTTAAATATATATCAGCTTACTTCTCCTATGATTTACTGAATTGAAAGTTACGTACGAATGAGCAGAGTAGTTCTAACGTCCCCCTAGGGTAGTTGGAGAGAAATGAAATATATTTCAATCCACGTAATCAATTTATAAATCATTTAAAATTTTATTCGTTATGAGAAATCTACAAATTATTGGCAATGTGCCACAGGTAAGAAGAGAAAGTAACTTTGGTGAATATGCAGAAGAAGCGGTAATAATCGAAGAGCCAGTAAAGCCCAAAAGGGTAAATCACTTTATAGAAGCAAACTCTGTGGAGGTTACTTTAGACCATTTAAAGAATGATAATGTGATACCAGTTTTCAGCAAGGATAATGAACTGACTATTTCGCATCCACAATTTATTGAAACGGTTTGGGAAGCGGCTAATTCATTTTATAGTGGTGAACAAATCGAGCAACCAGATATAAGATGCAGTCATGTGGTAAAAGGGAGACGTCCAGAATCCATTAACAAGCCAAAGAACCTGTTAACGGAAGCTGACACTACCCAATATTACGAAAGATGCGCCTTTGCCATAGATATTCCATCTATCTATGAAGATGTATTTGGAAACAGGCTTAATCTTTCTATAGTTGGCGTTCGTGCCTTGAATAGAGAGAATCTGGCAACTAAGAAAAGTCCAGAGTTGTTTAGACTGGCGGTTTCATTCAAAAATACCGTATGTTGTAACATGTGCGTGTTCACAGACGGATATAAGGATGATATAAAGGTAATGAGCACAAAAGAACTGTTTAGGGCTACATTGGAACTACTTAATAATTTCAATACAGCCAAAAACATACATTTGTTGCAAACGCTTGGTAACTCATATCTCACAGAACATCAATTTTGCCAATTACTTGGGAGAATGAGACTTTATCAATCATTGCCACAAGGTTATCAAAAAGATATTCCACGTATGTTATTTACTGATACACAGGTTAATAATGTGGCTAGGGCTTATATCAATGATGAGAACTTTGGCAGCTTGGGAAATGACCTGTCTATGTGGAAATTTTATAATTTGCTCACAGGGGCTAATAAAATTTCAAGCTATGTGGATAGCTTTTTGGATAGAGCGGTAAATGCAACCGAAATAGCAACGGGAATAAATGCCGCTTTGCATGGAGACACTAAATATAAGTGGT